TTTTTCATTGTATTCAATTTCATTTCCAATAGTTTCTAGATAAAATTTAGATTGTTTTTCTGATTCCGATATTAAAAGAATAAATTTTTCTTCATCAAATAAAATTCTATGTAAAGGGTATACAAGATTAATAAGTGTAGATTTTGCATGACCTCTAGGTGCAACAACTGCTAGCTTTGAACCAATATCTAGATTCAAAAGTTTTGATACTATTTTTTTATGAAACTCAGGCGACTTACTTCTTATATGGTAATGCATAGGCAAGTCTGGGTCGCCAAGAATAAATTTGGCAAAAAAGAATATATCTAAATACATTCTTTTCATAAGAGCTTCTCTTTCTTCTAAAGTGTATGATAGTTCCATTATTTAATTCTATTTTTAACTCTTAATATTTGTGCGCTTAAATATACGCAAGCATCTAATAATTCTTCTAAAGTTTCTTGTACAAAATCTCTGCCATCTTCTAGTGGTACATCTTGTTTATATTTAGATTGACCTAAGTCAAGCCTATCTGATATCATTTGTTTGATTTCTTCGTTGATACCTTTTTCTTTTTTTTCTTGCGTAATTTTTTCATACCCTTCATTAATGTCGTTTTCAATCGTGATGTTCCGTCTGTGAATCGAAGTTGATTTGTAGATAAATGTTTAGGCATCTGCCCTCCCAAAAAGATTATTTTCATAAATATCAAGCTTGCTATTTAATTCATCAATATGTTCAATCATATTTAAAATTAACTCTGAAACTTTTGGCTCTACAAACATTTCTTTATTATCAAGCATAATGACACCTGAATAGTTTGTATCTATTTCAATCGATATGGTTGCTTTCGGTATTTTCCGTTTCAAGAACACCATCTATTCCTTTTTCTTTTACAATATTTATTAATTTACCAATATCTTTGTCTGATAATTCTTTTCTAGCTTCTGCTAGCAACTTCTTATCTCCATCTGATATCATAATAATATTTTGTGTCTTTTCTTCTTTTTCTTTCTTTGTATGTCCTAATAAATCGGAAACTCTGTTGAGTGCATTAAGTTTCGCATTTGGTGGGGCATCAAGTATAAAATCCTTGTATTGATTAGCAATCCAATCATCATCAATGCCAATCTCCATAAACTTTTCACGCATATTCATGCTAATCCTATCAGTGATGTGTTTCTTGCGTAAAATTCTAATACCTCTTCTAAGCGCTTGCTGGGGATTGTTCTCACTGAAGGAGCTGGTATATGCATCCACAATCGATTGGGAATCGAACTGTCCATTTTTGTCGATTGTTCCATGTTTTGAGAGATAGTCGGCAAAACGCTTTTGGAGTGCTGTGGGCGGAATGTTTCTAACGTACTGCTTGTGTACCAGCTCATCTCCTGTCCAGTTTTTTTGCTGTTTGGCGTAGATTTTTCCGTAGTAAGTGGGAGTTTCTCCAAAACCTGTGCGGATAAAAGTAAGCGGTTTAATTTTGCCTGCGATGTTGTAACTACGCCTTCCAATACACTGCACAATCTTATTATCATGAGTGCAAATCCAATCGCCAGTCTTTGCCTCACGCCAGTTTTTAATGGTCTTAATTTTAAGAGAGTCTGCTTCATTTGCTTCATAGACATTGAACTCTTTTCCTTTGCATATTACTTTCAAGTTCTAAAATGGGGTGTCATCTTCTTTTGGTTCAAGCTTAAGACTTGTATATTCATTGCCAGTGTTCTTTGAAGTATTCTTCCAACCTGCTATGCTATATACTACTCCATTAACTTTTACATTACCAGTAAAATCAGGCTGCGTTTCTTTTTGCTTGCCTTGATTGACAAACAAGTTTCCTCCGAGTTCTTTTAATTCATATCCCATGTGTTCTCCTTTTTTGTTTGTTGGTGGCTGTAAACCTAAGGTTTATAAAGCATATAAGTAAACCTTTTATTTTAAATAATATATCTATGTTATCTATAAACCTAAGGTTTATACTGCTTATGCAGTGCTATGCATTCGCAATGCGATTGCTATGGCTATGCTATGCGAATGTTAAAAACTGTAAAAAATTTTTATGGAGGGTACTATATATATGACGGGGTGGGTTGCATATCGGTTTGCGTTTTATTATATAGGTTGACTTGACTTTTTTATTGACGACAAAAGGTTCAAAACGCTCAGTAATATATTTATCTTGACAGCTCAAAAGCTAGCACCATTTTATAAAAATTAAAGCTTGGTCTAGCACAGCATAACACCTTAATATAAAGCATGGCAACAGCGCCAAAAAAAACCAACATAAAAAAAGGAAATAAAATTATGTTACTAAACAATACTATCACTATCAATGATAACCCTATTACAATCAATCAAAAGCTAGCACAGCAAGAACTAGATGCTTTAGTTGAAAAAATCACATCTAATTTTAAAAAAGACTTTGGATTTGATTTGCTAGCACTACCAGACCTGGACCTACCATTAAAAGAATATTGCAGGGAATTAGAATTGCAAGCTTGGTTAGAAGAGATAGAAAACAGCGACGATTGTCTACAATGTATTGATAATAGCGTTAACCATCATTGCCCTTGTCAATACTAAATAGATAATAGATTATCTATATAAAAGGGTTACCTTTAACTAGGTAGCCCTTTTTTTTTGTCCTATACCTACCAATATTAAAACAATACTTACAAATAAATATCTAAAATAGCTTTAAAAAGCTCAAAATGTAGGCTAGAATCTATTTTTATTGGTTTATGCTAGCATCCTACCCCCTCAGAGATAAAAAAGCCATATCAAGCCATTTTAAAAGCATATACAGTACACAATTAACGAACGGTTAGTATATACCTTTAATAAACCTTTAATAAATATAATATGAATGTAATGAATATTATATTTTTAAAGGTAATTAAAGGAATACGACAATGGTCACAGCAATCAAAACCACGACGAAAAAACATGGAACGAAGTTCACTCTTAAAGTGACGGGTAAAGAGTCACGAGGTTTCAATCAAGTCAATCACTTTAGTGATACGGCAAAAGCCTTAAGACTTGCAAATAAAGTAAATCGATATAACGATTTATTCCCATCAAAGCAATACAGATAAGGAGAGTATCTTATGATTTATAGAGTCGAAATAAGTCAAGTTCATGATGATAGAGGGTTAGTAACCAAAGTCGTAGACTTTGAAAATCTTAAAGAGGCTAAAGAATTTAGAGAATATCAAAGAGAACAAAAAGATGTCTTTGTAAGATTAGAAAAAATAAATGGCAAAAAGCTGTCGGATTTTAACAAGTTCAAAAAAGATTGGCAAGTTGGAGAGTATGGTTATGGATATACTCTTGACGAAGGGTTAGAGTCGAATACTCTATATCTAGAGCAATGGAATTTTCTTAGAAAACTTCTAGATGATAGACTTACAAAGAAAATAGCCGACGATAATTTACAAGAAAGTGATATAGAAGAGATTGAAACTCTTGAAAGAGTTTGTGCAACTATATCAATCGATTTCGGTGATTATACCGAAGAGTTTAATGAGAGATTTTATCAACCTTATTTTAACAAGTTTGGGAGGACTAACTAATGAGTAGACAATATCCAATTTGGAAGAAAATATCTAATGATAGCTATGCTACAGATAAAAGTCATGGAGTTAGAGATAAAGAAGTAACAAATATATTTGTCGGAACTAGCGCTAAGAATAGTCACTTCTTTTTATCAACAGAAATAGAATGTCATAACTATAAAGATGGTTCTAAACATTTTCTTTTCTTTATTGATGGAGTACTTATAAAAATAGCTGTCTTAAATGCTGATGGCACTTTAGAAATAAAAACAGAACGCACAAAAGAATTATTATCAAAAGATAATCAAAAATATTTTGATTTAATGAATAAGGAAAGGGTATAAAATGAACTTAGACGACGACAAAGTATGGGAATTCTTACTAAAAGTATTGTTCATATTTTATCTAACAACACCGATAGTGTTGGCACTGCATATAATGTGGTAAGCCGAGCTAGCAAAAAACTTAATGTTTTATATTTAAGGTTAAACAAAGTGTACCTTAAATAAAAACATGTAACAAAAAAAAGGAACCGAAAATGGCAAACTATTCTTACAATGACATATCTTATATGACGACAAAAGAGCTAAAAGCTCACTGCATTGATAAATGCAAGGAACTTGGTAAACCAAGGTCTTGGGTACAAACTGCTACTAATGACGAACGTAAACAATTTTTACGAGATGGAAATGCTCCGAATGGTGGCGAACCGCAAAAACCAACTATGCCGTCACCTAGTAGCGGTGCTAGCACTCCGCAGCCTTCGGCTGGTAGCATGGAAGAAATGATTGTTAACGCTGTATCACAGAAACTAAAGGACGAGGTAGAATCCGATGTACTCAACGTCGCTAGTAAAATGGAAGGCGAGATGAAGGACTTGCTAGCGCAAGCCGAACAATCGGTTAAACCTGTCACTATTGAAATCAAAGACAGACCTACTATCGACCTTAGTAGTACTTTGACCCATCCAAAATTCACTGATGTATTCGAGGCCTTACACTACAAAAAGACAGCACTGCTAGTGGGACCTGCAGGTACAGGTAAGTCAACTCTCGTCAAGCAAGTTTGGGATAAGCTAGCAACAATCAACGATATGGATTCAAAGACTAGCTTTCAATATATCGGCTGTTCAGCAGGACTTAGCGAAGCTATGCTACTCGGCAAGATGGATGCGCATGGTAAATATCATACAGGACTTGCTGTCGACAAATTTGAGAATGGCGGTCTTAACTTATGGGATGAAGCCGATGCTATGGACGGTAATGCAGGACTTATTAGAAATGCTATGCTTGATGGTCAAGGCTATATTGCAGTACCGAATAGGACTTACAATCAAGTTGCTTGGAAACATGAGAATTACTTCGATGCTAGCTGTATGAATACCTTTGGCGATGGTCAAGACTTTTCATATAGTGGCAGGGAACAGCAAGACTCGGCAACACTTGATAGACTTGGCGACGTTACCATATTTATCGACTATGACAAAGGCTTGGAGAAAGCAATCATTGGTGAGGGTAATGAGAGGTGGGCAAGCATGTTATGGGAGCTTAGACAGCGCATGAATCAAGAACATATTCATGAGAGAATTGTTAGCACTAGACGATTTGCCGATGCTCAAATATGGCAAAAAGCAGGCAAGTCAATGAATTGGTATATCGACAGGATTACCACTGCATGGACACCAGAAGAACTTGATAAGGTCAATATCAAACAACTAAAAAGGGAGTACAAATAATGGACAAATATCCAGTACTTAAATTCGATAGCTTAAAGCATTTACAATCTGAGATTAAAGCGAATGATTGGGAATATTCTGACAAAAATCGTGATAAAAAATGGCGCTATGGTAAGTACTTTGATACTTATGATATGCACATGCAAGCGCTTAATCATGGGCGAACTACACCAACTTTGCTAGCTCACTACAAAAGAATCCGCAAGCTTTTGGAATCAAAAGTAAAAGTCAACAACATCAAGGGCATGGGGATGTCATGCAAGCGCAAGCGTAGGTTCGTAGATGATGGCGACGAAGTAGATATTGACAGGTATCTTACTAATAGTGATACCCCTTGGACTATCACTAAACGAAACAAAAAAGCAAAAAGAATTGTGCTAGCAATCAACTTTTCGCTGTCAGCAGACAATAATGAAGCTAGCTACGCTAAAGTTGTTTCAGCAGGTGCGTTCTTAGCCGATGTTCTAAACAAGCTAGGTTATGCTGTCGAAATAATTGGTACTAGCTCAAATGGATATAGCGGTCGCAAAGACTATGAAAGCACTTGCGTAGCGATTACTTTCAAAGAAAGTGGTAGAAAGCTTGATGTTCAAAGAATACTTAGCATGGGCTTAAGCGGATTACACAGGACCTTAGTTTTTGGTATCAGAGAAAAGCTATGGAAGTATGGCAGTAGCATGGGCTTTCAACAAATGATGCCAAAAGAAATCAAAGAAAAGCTTGGTATTTCTTATGTAGTACAGCAGTCTATCGTCAAAGACGAAAAGAAAATGATTGACGAATTTCAGAGGGTAATTACAGGACTTGTAGAGAAAAAAGATGCACGAACAATGGAATGGTTATAATAGATTTCATTATGAAATTAATGAATAATGAAATATATTAAAACACATTACTATAATACAAAAAAGGAGATTTTGTGAACAAAAAAACATTTGATAGGATAATGGACACTTATGCTCAAGACATGTCTAATATGGAAAACATTGTAATAATGCTTATCGATACACTTGCCGATACAAAAGACGACAAAAGAAGAGCGTTGATGAGATTTTACTTGCAATTTATTAAAACTATATCAATGGGTATTGAGTCGAAAACTGAGGAAAAAACTAAGTTTATGGTAGACATGATGATTACATCTATGGCAAGGAGATTGGACATTATTGACAAAAATGATATTGCTAAGATTAGAGTCAATGGTAAGTCAAAAAGTGGTGATGATACAATGATAGAATGCAGATTTCAAACTATGACTTTATCCGATAAAGAAATGCAAGACATTGAAAATTTGAGTCAAAAAATATCAGGATATG